TCGATGGGGCGTGCACGTAAGCCTCCTGGCTGATCAGCAGGGTGCGGACTGGGCGAATGCCTTTGACCCGGCTCACCCAGTTCGTCTCAGGTGTGCACCAGGGCAGCATGGCCATGTACCAGGCCGTGGCCGAGTTCGATTTCTGAGTGCTGCTCCAGAAGTCGTGGGCACAGACGAAGGCCTGGGCAGCTGCCTTGTCTTGGCCGTGGCCCTGCCGGCCCCAGTCGGGAAGTTGGAGCAGGTTGCAGCGCAGCACCTGCAGCTCCTCGATCGACGGGATGTGCCAGCCCCAGGTGCCACGGATGTTCATGCCCAGCACCTTCCGGGCGATGGCACTGCCCTCGGCGGCCATCGCCTGGGTGTTAGCCATGCCGTCGAAGCGCGACGTGGCGCCACGGATACGCGGGCGCGGGCCTTCTTCCTGCCACCAGTGGGCGGCTACCTCGAACTCCCGGCCTGCATCGATCACGGCGTGCTCGGCGCCGGCGAAGAAGATCCGACCAGCGAAGAAGCCGCCTGCCAGGGGCTGGCCCACGGCGGGGAGGGCGGCGGGGTTGATTGCTCGACGCTTGGTCATGCCGGCAGTCCTCCCGAGGCGATGAGGTTTCGTGCAATGGCCACCAGGCCGTCATGCTCAATGCTCTCGGCCTGTGCGGCATAATCCAGGACGCGCAGAGCCTCGGCCTTGTCGCGTGGCTTGATCTCCGACAGCAGCCCCTGGACAAACCATTCGCGCGCGATAGCCTCATGCATTCCGTCGCCCCATTCGCCGGCTGCATGGCGCAGCGCATACAGTTGATCCCAGTAGGCAATCTCATGGAGGCAGTCATCGAGGGTGCTCGGCATCAGATCGGCGTGCTTGCGGAAACGCTTGGACACCTGGGTCTTGTCGTTTTCGAAGTAGCTTTTGAAGCCCTTGCAGCGTTTCAATGCCTTCTCGCAGAACTGCTCGGCGGGCGTGTCTTCGAAGATCGTCTCGCCCTGGAAGCGGGCCCGGGCTTCAGATGCCAGGGCGACCTTCTCCAGCGAACCCTTGGCCAGGCCCTCAAGGTCGGCAAAACCGAACGAGAACATCACCGCGAATGGATTGCCCCCGCTGCTGCGCTTCACATAGTCGACATACCGCTGCTCGATCTCCTTGAGCGGGGTCTTGATCTTCGCAGCCGCATCCAGAGCGGTGGCAATCGGGCCGGCCTGACCGGTCTTGATCACCTCGCGCAGCCACAGGACGGCATCCACCTCCTTGTCACCGGTCACGACCTTCTGTTCAGGCAGGGCCTGAATTGCAGGCGCAGTCTCTGCGCTCGGGCGAATCGGCGGCAGGGTGAAGAGGGCGCGGTGCGCCAGGTTGTCAGTGAGCATTAGGTGCCTCTCCAGATTCAGCAACCGCACGCATGTGCAGCTTGATGCCGCAGGATTTGGCCAAGTCGGCCAGCTTGCCCACGGTGGTGTTGGGATTTTGCAGGGCCTCGCCGAAGCGAATCAGACGCTCACCCAGCTGGCCGAGATCGTCCTGCAGGTGCACACGGGTGCTCGGCGTCATGATGTGGCTCATGGCTGCGGCTCCTGCACAACCTGCTCCTGCATAGCCTGCAAGCGGATCAAGGTGTCCACTTCCTGGTCGAGCTCTTCGCCGCTCAGCCAGCTGTCACCACGCACCACCAGCAGGTCCTTGTCTGGATCATCGATACACTCCCGATCGCGCAGCAGCCGGTACCGTCGAGCATCGGCCACCATGCGGACGTGGTCGTCGATGCAGAACTCTTCGCGGTCAAGCACTGGGGTTACAAGGTCGCCCTGGCTGGCCCCGGTGATGACCGCCAAGCCGCGCCCGATTGAAACGTGGGCGCCGAGCAGGGCGAACGGCAGGACCTGTTCCAGGCTTCCGCCTTCCGGTGCGCGCAGCACAAGCGTGATGCGATCAGGCAGCATCATGGGCAACCCCCTTCGCTTCAGCTGCTTGGGTGAGAGCATCGAGGATGGCGTTGGCACGGGCCCGGCCGTCCAGCTCGTTACGGATCGCGGTCACGATCAGCGAGTTCATGCTGCGGTCGTCTGCCTCGGCGGCTTTTGCAACCTGGTCGCGCATGCCGTCCGGAAGGCGGACCACAAATTTGTCAGCGGTGCGGCTGTCGTATTCAAAGGCCATGAGTCACCTCCTGTTCCTTCTGCGCCTGGATACGCTCGTAGATTTCCTGGCGGTGCACAGCTACGCCTTCGGGCGCTTCGATGCCCAGGCGAACCTGCATTCCGTTGACGCCCAGTACGGTGACGCTGATGTCGTCGTTGATGCGGATGGTTTCGCCAATTTTTCTGGTGAGAATAAGCATGCTCTGGTTCCTTCAGTGAGATTTGGATGCGCGCCTGCGCTGTTCAGTGAGTCGATGACAGACCCGGCATGACTTGAGTCCGCGCTTGGTCACATATGTGTTTGCGGCGTTACGTTCGTGTCCGTGGCGGCAGTGCGTTTTGGTTGCGCCGGTGTGCCTGCCTTTTGCCTTCTTGTCCTGCATGTTTACGAGGTGTGAACCGAGGAAGAGGTGGGCTGGATTCACGCAAAGGGGGTTGTCGCAGCGATGGCATACGCAGGAGCCATGTGCTCCTGGAGCGTCCGGGATCGGTCCGTTGTGCAGTTCAAACGAAAATCGGTGCGCTGACAGAGCGCAGCCCTTTACGGTGATTTTTCCGTAGAGTTGTTCACCATTACCGCGAGTGCCGCCAGTCCAGTTCCAGCAGTCGTCCTCAGTGGTGCGGTTCACCTTCGCCCAAAAGCGCTCGATGGTTTTCTCCGGATAGAGGCTTTCCACAGTCTTCTCCTTTCTCCGGGCAAGCCGGTGGCCTGCCGCGTTTGTTGGCTTTCGCAAAAGTCAGGGTTGGATCAGGTCAGGCTGGCGGCGTTACGCCACCGCCAAGGCGCACTCAGCGCGCCGTTGAATACGGGTCTCGGCAACCTTGCGCTCGCCGGAACGGCGGACGCGGGTGAATTCATCAATGCCAACAATCGAATGTCCGACCAGGATGGCGCACAGAGCGAGAATCATTGGAGAGATAAGTCCGCGGCGCATGGCTTCAGCTACAAGGGCTGGACGCTTGTAAACGCCAAGCTTGTGCATGGCTGCTTCAATGCGGCCTTTGATGGAGCGAGGAGAAAGACCGTCGCGCTGCGCGATCTCTTTGTCAGTGTGGCCGGCAGCTACGGCCACCAAGCAAGACAGCTCTCGTTCAGCCAAGCCTTGACCGAGAATGCCGCGCCACGATCCACAAGTGACAAATTCCATGAGGTGATGCTCCATGCTTCGTTGAAGATGGAGCAATAGTGCTTGCGGGATTTATTTGTGTCAATCCTTGCGGGATTATTTTTTACAGCCCTGGGATTTTTGCATCAACGACGCGCCCGATGATCTCCCAATCGCTGTCCATTTCGACAGTTCTAAAGGCTGGATTAAGCGGGGCGAGATAGCGCGCCCCCGCGTCGGAGACATATTGCTTGAACGTCATTTCGCCGTCTGTATGTCGTGCAACGTAGTATTTTCCGCTAATGAGATCGAATCCTTCAGGCCTGACGAGGATTCGAGTTCCCTCGGGAAAGCTGGTTGCACCAGGTCCTGTCATTGACGGCCCTTTTACAGTTAGCCAAAAACCATGCTCACCTGCGTTCTCAGTGCTCACCAGGAAATCCGAGCCATCCCCTGGCGCAAGGTAGTTTGGAGACTCTGAGCGCTCTCCTGCAGAAACCCAGCTTATCAATGGGTAGCTCCTTGCCTGTCGATAAGGGGCATTCGCCTCTTCAACGTTTGTATCCACCGCGTACTGGAAAGCTTTTTCTCCAGCCGGGCTTGATCGATAACCCTTGAATGCATCCAGTGCCATCTGCTCAACCCCTGGGCCGCTCAGCATTTCTCCATATTTTTTGGAGAAAGAGCTCACGGGAACCTCCAAGAGCGAAGCGATCGCGAGCGAGAAATGGAGATTTAGGGCGTTCCTGCCGTTCAAGTAATGACTCAACGACCCCTGATTCATGCCGAGGATCTGGGCGGCCTTTTCTTGAGTTAGCCCCAGCTCCTTGCGCTTCTCCATGAAAATTTTCTTGAGGGCTGCGCATTCGGCTAGTGCTTCCGGGGAGAGTTCTTTCTTTTTCATCAGCTCACCATATGGCTGGCGGCACTGAAATTCCAATGCCGCCAGCATTGACTTTAAAAAATCCCGCAAGCACTATTTGTGAAAGTCAGAGCTACGGAGTAACCCTGTGCAGCGCACCCCTCTTGCTGAATACGCAGCCAAGCGGCATGCCTGGACGGCTACCAAGCTTGGTATGACCCAAGGAGCCTTGAGCAAGGCTATCCGAGAAGGCCGTTCGATTTTTGTAGTTGTAACCGCGTCCGGGGAAATTTCAGCGGTGGAGGAAAAGCCATTCCCTGGACAGCGTCGAGGCAGTTCGTCTGCATGCCCACAGAATAGCTCCGCAGGAACTATCGAATCAGGTCCTAAAGTACCTGTTTTTTCATCCAGTGCTATGCAGACCCCTACATGAAGTCTTCCCCATCCCTGTTTTTGCTGAGCGGCTGAGCCTTTCGACCGCTCACAAAAAAGCCCAGCCTGAGCTGAGCTTCTTAGTTGCTACCCGCGCCAACGGGTGGCTTTGGTACCACTTTGTCTGCAGAAGGACAAAACGATGCAACAGGAAAATACCACCGCACCACCAAGCGCGCAAGCCCCGGACTTGTTCCGCCTACATCGGCTACACCGTGGCTCGCTGGCCGCATACAGTGTTGCCCGAGTCTTGCGGGAGAGCCATGAATTTGGTGATGACAATCCACTCAGTGATCGTGATCAACACGGGCTTATGCTGGCGCTTGAGTTCATTTGCTACGACTTGTACGCACACCATGAAGCCGAGCTTGAGCTTGAGCTTGGCGAAGGCGGTGCCCAATGACCTCTCTTGTTACCCAAGATACTCGCTTCACCTCTTCCGGTATTGAGTACGAGATCAAGTTTGGCACGTCCTGCAATACCGCCATTACTGCCGCAGGCGCGATGCTTTCGAGCGTTAACTGCCTGCTTGGCAATCTCATCGGGGATGGTGCTGAAGGCAGCTGCGAGCTCTACGCGATCCGCGTCCTGACCGTCCAGTGCGAGGCCCTGCTCGAAGCGATCGAGATCCCTGTGAGGGATATGGAAGGCCACGCTCCACAAAACCAAACCCCTACAGTTTGTGGCGCGGAGGTGACTCAATGAGCACGACAACCAGCGACCTGGGCGAGAAGGTCATGGCCCGTCTTCGGGTTATCGAGGGGTTCGCCTCCATCCTGATGGAGAACGACAGCCTCAAGGGGGATACGCAGGCCGGGTTCGCCCCTCAACTCGATCATCTCAGCGAATCCACCATCCATGAAGCGATGTACATGCTGGCCGACCAGGCGCAGGACCAGCTGCTTCAGCTGATGAATGCCGCAGGGGGTGCCCAATGAAGACCCTTCAAAACATTGCTGATGAAGCCTACGACGACCTGATGGTGCTGCGGGAAAAGCTCAACGACTTCAAGACCATGTTCCTGGCTGTGAGCAAATTGCTGCCCGAGCCTGACACTGCAGGTCGCTTGGCCGGTATCGGGGCCATACAAGCCGAGGAGTGGGCGACCAATGCCGAGGAGTGGGCGCGAAAGATGGATGAAAACCTTCGAACCCTTGAAGCCCAGCAGCCCGCCGCGCCACAAAAACCTGCCGCTGCAAAACGTGGCGCAGGGGGTGCCCGATGAACCATCAGGCACTCAATGAAGCTGTCCAAGCCACTCCCGACCTCGACGGTAACAAAGATCTGTTCAATCAGCT